AAAAATTTGAACATTGTATCAGGACCATACACGCTGAAGTTAATGCTATTGCTCAAGCGGCTAAAAGAGGTTCCTCTTTAAACAACGCTATTTTATATACGCTTATGGAACCATGCTACGATTGTGCAAAATTAATAATTCAATGTGGTATAAAAAAAGTAGTTAGTAAAAATTTATATCATGCTGCTGAAATGACCAGAGATCTTTTTAATATATCTAATGTTGAATTAATTGTTTTAGAAAGGTTAATCAGAGATTATGAATAATTCTTCATTTTGTCATCTTCATATTCATGATCAATACTCACAGTTAGATGGAGTGGGGACAGCTGACGATTATGCAAAGAAAGCCAAAGAATTGGGTTTTAAATATCTTGGTTTAACAAATCATGGTAATGCAGACGGATTAATAAAGTTTCAAAAAGCTTGCAGTAATTACGATATAAAAAGTGTTCTTGGATGTGAATTTTATATTGTTCCAGATTTGAATATAAAAGAAAAAGGAGAAAAGCGCGGGCATATTTTAACTTTTATAAAAGATCAGAATGGCTGGGAAAATATTTTAAAGATGTTAACGATTGCAAATGTTGACGGGTTTTATTATCGGCCGAGAATTGATTATAATACTTTTATAAATCATTGTGATGGGTTAATAGTAACTACTGCATGTGCTTCTAGTTTTATAAAATTAGATGGCGGTTCTGATTTTTTCAAAAAATTAGTAGATAAAATTAGCGATAATTTATATTGTGAAATAATTCCTTTAAATTGGGATCATCAAGTAGAGTTTAATTCAGATATAATAAAGTTAAGCAAGGAGTTTAATTTACAACTTTTTGCTTCTAATGATTGTCATTATGTTAATGATGGAGATAATTTTGCGCAAGAAGTTTTATTGGCTATTCAAAGAAGGCAAAAATGGAATGACGAAAAAAGATGGAAATTTTCAGTAGATGATCTTTATTTAAAAACAGCTGATGAAATGATAGAATCTTTCAGAAGACAGAAGATCATTGATGCTATTGATTTTAGAAATGCAATGAAAAAATCAGTTGAAATTGCTGAAATATGTAGTGAGTTTAAAGTAGAGAAAATGAATTTTAATCTTCCTAAAGTTTATGGTTATGAAGATTATGATGAAGATGATTTATTGTATAATTTATGTGTCGATAACTATAGTGAAATATTTAAAAGCAACATTGACGGTAAATATGAAGAACGTTTTTTAGAAGAATTTAATTTATTAAAAAGCAAAGGATACTCTAGATATTTTCTCATAGTGTGGGATTTAATAAAGTGGTGTAAGGAAAGTAATATTCTAGTTGGGCCTGGTAGGGGAAGTGTAGGCGGATCGTTAATTGCATATCTTCTTGGAATAACAGCAATTGATCCATTGAAATATAACTTACTATTTGCTAGATTTATAACTGAAGACAGACAGGATTTACCTGATATTGATATTGACTTTGACAGCTCTAAACGAAATAAAATAAAAAAAAGATTAAATGAATTATATGGTGAAGAAAATGTAGCTAACGTTAATACTTTTATAAAGATGCAAAGCAGATTAGTTTTTAGAGATGTTTCTAGAGTTTTTGATATTCCAATTAATAGAGTGGATATTGTTTCTAAAAATATTGAAGACGATATGTCATTAGATGATTTTTTTAATAAAACTAGGCTTGGAAAAATTTTTCAAAATGAAAATGAAATAAATAAAAAAATTGTAACTGCATCTATTTCATTAGAAGGTCAAGTAAGAAATTATGGTAAGCATGCAGCTGCGGTAATTATAAATAATGAACCATTAGTTAATGGCAAACGCGCGTGTTTGATTAAAAAGAAAGATGATTTTTCTATCAACTGGGACAAATATGATGCTGAATATATGGGAATGTTGAAATTAGATATTTTAGCTTTGACCGAGCTGACTATTTTACAAAATACTTTTGATCTTATTAAGAAAAATTATAACAAAATTATTAATTATAAGAGCATTGATTTAGAAGACGCTAGTGTTTATAAAAAATTTGCTAATGGAGACTGCGTTGGCTGTTTTCAATTTAATACATACGGTCTTAGAAATTTATGTAAAGATTTATATGTAGATAGCTTTAGTATTTTGGCAACTGCAACTGCATTATTTAGACCTGCTCCTTTGAGAAAAGGTTTAACGGATGAATTTATAAATCGTCGGAATGGATCTAAATGGCGCTTAATGCATTATAAATTGAAAGATATTTTAGAAGATACATACGGTATATTAGTATTTCAGGAACAAGCAATGATGATTAGTAATGTTATAGCTAACTTTTCTATGAAGGACGCAGATAAATTTAGAAAAGCTTTAGACAAAGAAGATAGCGATGAAATTGAAAAATATAGAAAATCTTTTATTGATGGTTGTATTGGAAATAATATTTCTGAAGAGAAATCATTTCAAATATGGAATGAATTATCTCTTTATGGTGGTTATGGGTTTAATCGTTCACATGCGTTTGCGTATACATTAATTTCTTATTATGATATGTGGTGTAAGGTTTATTATCCTGCTGAATTTATATGTTCTAGTTTATCTTTTTGTAATGACGAGAAAAAAAGCGAATTAATAAATGAAGCTTTAAAAATTGGTTTGACTGTTTGTTTTCCAAAGATTGGACATTCAAAGCCTTTTTTATGGAATGCAAAAAATGACAATGTGTATATGCCATATATTGCTTTGAAAGGAATAGGTGATGTAACAGCAAATAAAATAGATTCAATTTTTAAAAAAGATGGTTTTTTTAAAATAGATGAAATTAAAGGTAGAGCAAAAAATATTCTTAATGACGCGGGTGCATTTGATATTAAAGCTAGGCCTAGAAATATAAATTCTATTTTATCTTTTGATATATCAAATGATGTTTTAAAAAAAATGTAGTGTTTATTAAAGGAGGTGTATTATGGATGATAGTTATAAAGATGATTTGAAAATAGATAAAACTAAGTTGGACGTAGAATGGGAGTTTCAATCTTTATTGTTTATGAAGTGGGCTGAGGCTCATGCTCAAGCTATTTTTGAAAGAGATAAAGTAAAAGAACAATTAGATTTTGTGAGATCTGAAATTGATGAAAATATAAGAGTGGATTTTGAGAGTTATGGGTTTGATAAAAAACCAACTGAGGCTGCTATTTCTGCTAAAATAATTATGACTGCAAAATATAAAGTCATGTATGAAAAATTAGCTGAGGCAAATAAAAATGTTAATATTTTAGCTGGTGCAAGAGAAGCAATGAATCATAAAAAGAAAGCTCTTGAAAATATAACTCAGCTTTGGACAATGGGGTATTTTTCAGATCCAAAAATTCCAAATAAAATTAAAGATGATTCTGATATTAAAAATAAACGTAATATGCGAGAAGACATAGATCGTAGCATAAGACGGAGAAAAAATAAATAGGTGTAAAAAATGAAAATTATATTGATTTCATTAATTGTTATTATAGTTGGATACGTTGCATTTAGATTATGGGCTTATGCAGTGGCTGAATCTTATTTTCAAACAAAAGAAAAATATAATAAGGAGGGTGAAAATGTCAAAAAGTAAAAGAGAATTGATGAGGCAAGGGTTAACTAAGCGAACAAAAGAATCTTATGAAAGAAAGGATAATTCTGGTAGGTTTAAATCTTATTTTAAATCAAGCTTAGGTGCTGATGTTTTTTGGAAATGTAATACTGGTGAGCATGTTATAGATATAATTCCTTATATAGCTGGTGATAATGACCCGTTTGCAAAAAAAGGCGAGAGTCAATATGTATTAGATCTTTGGATACATGGTGGTGTTGGCGTTAATGAAGATCAATATATTTGCTTAGCTAGAAATTATAATAGAGCTTGTCCTATTTGTGAGCATGTTAGAGAGTTAAAACGTGAAGAGGATTATGATGAAGATTTAGTTAAATCGTTATATCCTAAAAGGAGAGTTTCATATAATGTTATTTGTTATGATACAAAAAAGGAAGAAGAAATTGGCGTTCGAGTTTTTGAAGTGGCACATTGGTTTATGGAGCGACATTTAACTCCATTGGCTACAAATAGAAGAACTGGTAAAGTTGATGCTTTTGCTGATCCTGACGCTGGTAAATCTATAGTGTTTACTAAAAAAGGTTCTGGCCAAACTAGTACTGAATTTTTAGGGCATAAATTAGAAGATAGAGATTATGTTATAGATGATCAAGATCTTGATAGCGCCTATTGTTTAGATGATTTGATACATATTCCGACGTATGAAGAAGTTTCAAATGCTTATTGGGCAATTGAAATGGATGTTGATACGAAAGAAGAGGAAAAAGAAGAGGAAAAAGAAGAGGAAAAAGAAGAGGAACGTGGTTCTCGTGGCAGTGTTAGACGCAGAAAAAATAGCGCCGATGAAGAAAGTAACGAAGATAGTAAAGTAAGCGAAAGTGGGTGCGAAAGCGGTTATATTTTTGGCGAAGATATAGATAATTATGGTGAATGTAATGAATGTGGTAGATGGGATGATTGTGCTGTTGAAAGTGATAGGCTTACAAAAGATAAATCAAAAGATAAAGAAAAAGATAAATCAAAAGATAAAGAAAAAGATGTTCGCGTAAGAAGGCGTAGATAATGAAATTAAAGAGAAGAAAGGGCAATAAAAAAGATACATCGTCTCTTGTTGAAGAAATTAGACAAGAGACGATGTCGCATATTTTTAAAAAGCCAGCTGTTTCTTCAAAAAATGCACTTTCTTCAGGTTGTTCTTTACTTAATTTAGCACTTTCAGATAATATTGATTGTGGTTATAAAATGGGAACCGTGACTCATGTTATTGGGGACACTCATGCTGGAAAATCATTATTAATGTTGCAAATGATGGCAGAGGCCGCTGCGAATAAGTCATTCGATAAATATAAATTCGTTTACGAAGAGCCAGAGTCTGCTATGTTTTTTAATATTTCAGATATGTTTGGCAAAGAGGTTGCAAAGAGAATTAAATTCATTCCTGAAAAAAATAAGAAGAGAAAAGAGCCTAGGACAGTACAAGAGTGGCATGATTATATTATAAAATGTGAATGTCCATTTATTCATGTAACAGATTCATTTGATGCATTGACTAGTGAAGATGACATTAAGCAAATTTCGCCAACTAAAGGTGGTTGGCATACTGAAAAGGCAGGCGTAGCTAGCCAATTTTTTCCTAAAGTTGTTAGAAAAATAGAATCAACAGAGTCGTTATTTTTTTGGGTTTCTCAGACTAGAGATAATATTGGAGTAACATTTGGTTCGAATAAAACTTTTACTGGCGGCAACGCAATAAAATTTTATAGGTCGTATGAAATTTGGTTAGCTGTTGTAAAAAAGATAACAAAGAAGGTTCGTGGCAAAGATAGAGAGATTGGAGCAATAATTAGAGCAAAAATTAAAAAAAATAAGTTCACTGGAAAAATAAAAACAATTGATTTTCCAGTATATCCTTATCCTTACGGTTTTGGCATTGACGATGTGGGTAGTATGGTTAATTGGTTAGTAGATGAAAATTTTTGGGCGCTTAAACAAAAAAATGGTGGTAAAAAAACATCTATTATTGAAACTGAAGAACCTTTTATAGATGGTAAATTCGAAGTTGTTATAAAACATATAGAAGAAAATAATTATGAGAACAAATTAAAAGAAATTGTATCTGAATGTTGGAATGATTTAGAAGGCGAATTAAGAACAACTAGAAAGAGAAGGTATAAATAATAATGCTTGTTGTTGATTGCTCTCAATTATGTTATTCTTCATTTTATACAATGAGTGATCTTTCTTATAACGAGAAGAAAACTGGTGTAATTTTTGGGTTTCTTCAGCAAATTTTTACTATTGCTAAAAAATTTAATTCTTGCGATTTTGTTTTTTGTTGGGATAGTAAAAAGCGGTATAGAAAATTAATATGTAAAGACTACAAAGCCAATAGAGATATAAAAAAATTGACGCCAATTGAATTGAAAGAAAGAAGACAAATGTTTTTGCAAATGGCTGATTTGAGACAAAAAATTATTCCTAAACTTGGTTTCAAAAATAGCTTTATTAAAACCGGTTTGGAAGCCGATGATCTTATTAGTTATATTGCAATGCATAATAAAGATGTCGTTGTTGTTAGTTCTGATAACGATTTACTGCAGCTTCTTGATTTTTGTATTATTTTTAACACAAAAACAAAAAAGAAATTTACTAAGAGTGATTTTTGTAAAAAATGGAATATAAAACCAAGTGAGTGGTATAAAGTAAAGGCCATAGCAGGTTGTGGTGGTGATAATGTTAAAGGCGTGAAAGGAGTTGGTGAAAAGACAGCTATTAAGTATATAAACGGTGTTCTTCCTGATGGGAAAGTAAAAGATAGAATTGATTCTGAAAATAGTAAAGAGATGATTAAAATGAATGAAGCATTGGTTAAGCTTCCATTTGATGTTGACGCATATAGAGATATAATAATAGATGACAATGATTTTGTTTTTGATAATTGGTGTGATGTGTTTGAAGAGTATGGTTTAAAATCGTTTTTTGAGAAAGATAATTTCAATAAATTAAAGGAGTTATTTTTATTAAATGGGTAAAGGCGAAAATTTTGAAAGAGAAATATCTAGATTTCTTTCTTTGTGGCTTACAGATGGGAAACGCGATGATATTATTTGGCGTAAGCGCGTGAGAAGAACAAATAAAACGCCAAATGCAGAATTTCAGCTTGGGGATATTAAAGCTGAAGATGCTATAGCTATTCCATTTACTGATTTATTTAGCGTAGAATTAAAAACAGGTTATTCAAGATCTAAAAATAAGAAAGGAATTAGAAATACTCCATGGGATCTTTTGGATGTAATAGATCACACTTCTACACTTAGCAGAAAAAAAGAATACAATCCAACTATAATTGAATTTTGGGAGCAAACATTTAGAGATAGTTGTATTAGTGAAAAAAAGCCATTGTTGATTTTTAAAAGAGATTATCACATTCCTGTTGTTTGCACATCTAAAGAAGTATATTTGTCTTTGATATTTTATTGTGGCGATTATGTTTTTGATTATTCAACGTTGCATTTTAAATCATACGTTTTGTATTTTTTTACAATGATTGATTTTTTTGAATGGTTGACACCTGATATAATTGCTATTATCAATAGAAGCAATAACCTCATTCATCAGAATTGACCCAATTAGGAGTTTTTAAAAGTTATGATAGAGTTATTGGAATTAAATAATTTTCAATCTCATGAAAGTTCTGTAATTACATTTTCTAAAAATGTCAATGTCATAGTTGGACAGTCTGATATTGGAAAGTCTACTTTTTTTAGAGCCTTAAATTGGTTGGTTAAAAATAAGCCAGCGGGATTTTCTTTTAGGTCTAATTTTTCTGATGTTAAAAAAGATATAACTCGCGTAGCAGTAAAATTTTTTGATAACGACAACATTGTAATAAGAGAAAAAGCAAAAAATTTAGATAGATACGTTATATTTAATAATGAAAAAGAAGATTATCATGAGTTTAAAGCATTGAGAGGGAGTATTCCTGAAGAGGTTTCAGATATTGTAGATTTTTCAAATTATAACTTACAAGGTCAGCATGATAAGTATTTTTTACTTCAAGATTCTTCTAGTGAAGTCGCAAAAAGTTTAAATGAAGTTGTTGGACTGGAAGATATAGATACTGTTATGTATAATATGAATTCTATTACGACCAGAACTAAAAAGAATTTAGATAGTAAGAAGTTAGAAAAAGATTATTTGGTGAATGATCTTAAACAGTATGAAAATTTTGACAAGATTAAAATAATCGTAGATAGGTTGAAAAATTTATTTGATGAAATAAAATTATTGAAAGAAGAGAGAAGTGAATTAGCGGCAATATTTCCTCGCTTAAAAAAATTAAATGAGGAGATATCGTATTTACAATCGTGGCTTGAAATAGAAAAATATGTAGAAACTTTACCTTTAGAGATTAGCAAAATAGATAATCTTTTAATTGAGATAAGATTTTTAAAAGACACAGTTGAAACTTTACAATCTATAGATAAGGAAATAGATGAATACAATCAAGACATATTTTTTCATGGAATTGCGATTGAAGCCATAGAAGAAGCAAGAAAGTATAAACGTGATGAAGAGTTATTGGCTGAATTAGAATATGGAATAAATACAATCGATAAATTAGATGGTAATATTTCTAGCATTAAAGTACAAATAAAAAAAATAGATAAAGAAATAAACAAAATTGGTGTGTGCCCAGTAACAGGAGAATATTGTGAAATTATTGCTAACAGGCGATTGGCATCTTAGATTTAAAAAACCTAAGCTGCGTAATGATGATTACTTTGAGTCTCAATCGAATAAAATAAAACAGATTTTAGAAATAGCTAAGAAAGAGAAATGCGATTACATAATTCAGCCTGGTGATTTTTTTGATAGTATGCATGTTCCTTTATTCGTGATTCAGTACTATATAAAACTTTTTAAAGAATATGATATTCCAATTCTTTGCGTTAGAGGACAACATGATTTAAGATACCATAGTGATAATGTTGGAAATACACCCATTGCTGTAATGGAAGCCAGCGAAGTTCTTACGACAATACCTAACTGTGGAATGTTAATTGGTACTAAAGATAATATTGTTATTTATGGGTGTTCTTTCAATGAAGAAATTCCGAAAATTATAAGTGGAAATGTTAATGAAGGATTTAATATTTTGGTTGTGCATAAAATGATAGTGGAGGAAAAAATTTGGCAAAGTCAAGAAGATTTTATATATGGTAACCACATGTTTAGAAAATTTAATTTTGATTTGTTTGCTTGCGGTGATAATCATAATGGGTTTATTCTCGACAACGGGAATGGAAGATTTTTGGTTAACTGTGGTAGCTTAATGCGGTCTACAATAGATCAAGCTAACCACGAGCCATTCATTTGCGTATATACCCCGGGTGAAAAGGCAATTTCTAAGAAAATTTTGACGGTAAAAAATGATGTTTTTGACGTGAAAGCAGCTGAGGAATATAAAAAAAGAAATGAAGAATTTGAACTGTTTGCCGATGTTTTAAAAGAAAAGAAAGTTCGTGGACTTAATTTTTTGGATAATATTAAAAAATCGTTGGATGATGAAGTTGATGATGACGTTAGAAGTATAGTTTTTGAAGCATTGAATTATACAAAAGATAAGGAGCAATGATATGAATGAAGAATTGTCAATGGATCAAAAATTAAGAAGGTTAAATCACCTTGTAAGGGAAATTGAAGATGCAAAAGCACAAAAAGAACAAAAGGTTGGTGAAAGAATAGGTGTATTAAAAGACTTAAAAAATAGATTTGATTTAGATAGTTTAGAGCAAATAAGTGAAAGGATGGCTAATTTAGAAGTACAACTTTCTAAAAGAAAAGAAAAAGTAGATAGACTATTTAAAAAAATTTCTGATAGGTATGAATTATGAATGAATTTGATTATGAAGATTTTAAAGAATTAAAAAGTAAATTTGACAAGTTGGCTTTAAAAAAAGAAGAAAAAGAATATGCATTAAAGTCAACTATTGACGATATTGCATATTTGAAAAAGAGATTTATCAATTGCGGCAAAGCGCAGAAGTTTTTGCAAAGTGTTGCGAAAAAAACTCAAGAAAAATTAGAAGATTGCGTGTCTGGTATCGTAAGCATAGCAGAAGCTGCTGTTTTTAAAGATTATTATGAATTTAAAATTAAATTTGTTGAAAGAAGAAATAAAACAGAGTGCGATTTATTTTTTATAAAAAATAACGAGGAAATGGATTGGGAGTCTGTTGGTGGTGGTGTATTGGATATTGCCTCTTTTGCATTAAGGTGCGCTCATTGGAGTTTGAAAAATACGAGACCCACTTTAGTATTAGATGAACCATTTAGATTCGTTAGCTCTGATTTGCATGAAAAATGTTCGGAGATGTTGAAGACAATAAGCGAAAAACTTGGTGTGCAGATTATAATGATAAGCCATTTGCCAGGGATTATAAGTAGCGCCGATAAAATTTTTGAAGTAACACAAGTTGGTGGGATAAGTAAAGCGGAGGAATTGTAGTTTGAATGTGGTGAGGTATGGTCAGGTACGGTAAGGTAAGGATAAATTTTTTGTGGAGTAATTTATAGTATTGTGATATATTAGATTTAGTAGCGTAAATAAACGAAGGAGAAAGAATGTGAAAAAAATCTGCGCATGGTGTGGAAAGGATATGGGGGAGAAACCCTCGCTTGATGACGACCGTATTTCACATGGTATATGTCCCGAATGTGTTGAAAGAGAATTAGAGGAAATAGGATCACTTGACGAGGTTGAAAGGCGGGAAGTATGAGTGGTGCATATGGAGAGGTAGTAATGTATTTTGGCAGGTTCAAAGATTACAAACTTGCTGCAGTGCCTAACGGTTATTTAAATTACTTGCTTAATCAGGATTGGTTTGAAGAGAGTTACCCTGACCTTTTTAACGTTGTTCAAGATGAAATGCATTGGCGCTTGGAGCAAGGTGTCCACGTGGAAGAAAAATAAAGGGGGAGAAATGATAACACTTCAAAATTGGTCAACGATCTCAACTGAGGATCCTTATATTGCTCCAGAATTAAGAACTTTAAGATTGCAGGGAGATGCTTATGGACATCCTAAATTTCCAGATGGACACTATATAAAAACATCTGGAATTAAGAACTTTAAAGGTAGAATAGTTTATACTCACAGTAAAAATAATTCTGTTTATAAATTAGGAAAGATAGATCCTAATTTTAGAAAGTTCCTTAAAAAAACAAGACCTAATTGGGATTGGAGACACCCTATAAAATGGATTTAAAAGGGAGAGAGCAATGGGCAAAAAAGATCCAGGAATAATTAGAGTGGGCGATAAAGTCAAAATACTTAATCCAGAGTTTTTTGAGCGATGTGGAGAAGATATGAAAATACCGTTAAGTAAACAGCGAATGACACCAGAGATATATGAAGGTGTTGAAGAAGTTCTCAAAAGTGGCTGGTGGACTATGGGTAAGTACACCGAACAATTAGAGGATGAGTTCTCTAAATATATTGGAGTGAAGTATGCAGTGGCAGTTAACTCATGCTCTATGGCTTTATTCCTTTGCTTGGAGTACTATAATTTTTTAGGGGGCATTTTATTAGAAGGTAGTCTGAAAAACAGATTAATAGCCACTACGCCACTTACATTCTGCTCTACTGTTAATGCTATAATTTATGCTGGAGCAAGGCCAATTCTATTTGATGTAAATAAGACAAACCAATGCATAGACCTTGACAGTATTAGTGACTACGACGCCAAGTACATTTGGGGCTGTGTGCCCGTTCACTTTGGTGGTTGTCCTTGTGACATCGACCGTCTTGGTAAGCTCACTGAGGTGGGAAACTGGAAAGTTGTGCAGGATTGTGCCCATGCAGTTGAGACTAAGTGGGGCGGCATTAATGTTGGTGTATACGGTAATGCTTCCTGTTACTCGTTTAATCCCACTAAGAACATCGCTGCACCTGAGATGGGCATGGTAGCGACTAATAATGAATATATGGCAAAATGTATAAGGAGGGCACGCATACATGGAATGGATTGCGATGCTTCAAAGAGGGTTACTTCTCCTGGTAGTTATACTATCAATCATAGTGGCTATAAAGCTAATCCGACTGATATGGAAGCTGTGATTGCTCTACATCAGCTACGTATGGTTAAGGAGAATTGGGAAAGGAGGTTAGAAATATCTGTTTGGTATCGCGATGCTTTTGTGCGCTTTTATGCTAAAGGCTGGTTTAATGGCAATATCCCTATTGTTGTTTCTAAATGGCCAGATGGTATGCGGCATGGCCTTCACCTTTTTCAAATTCATATAAACAATAGAGATAAATTCATAGCGAGGATGAGGGAGGGTGGAATTTATTGTGGGGTACATTATAAGCCTATTCATCTGCATCCATACTACCAAGGCAAGGTTACTTTTGGTGGGACAAGTCTTGAGAATGCTGAGTGGATAGGTGAGCATACTTGCTCGTTGCCGT